ATGACGGTACAACCATACGGAAGCGTAGTAAGAGTTTCATCATACTTACCGGGGGCAATAAGCAGAACATCATTCTGCGCCCATGGTGAAGTACTCCAGTCGATGCGAGCATTCATCAAAGTAATTGCCGCAGCAACGGTGTCGAGTGGCGAATTGGCCTTTAGGCCTGAATTGCCAGAAAGACCATTCTCCTTATCCACGTAGTAATAACGTGAACTCGGGAAAATTGTAGGAATATCACTAGAGCCAACCGGAAGTCCGCCCCACTGATAAATTCCATCTTTATGAGTAGTCATTTATTTTCCTTATTTATAATAGTGAGTTCCCTTTCGGTACAGCAGGCCGAGTCAAGCCAACCCACACTATGAAAACCTGGGGGGTAACTCGGTTAACCCCCAGGCAGGTTAATGTTTACGCTCCAGGATTGCCGACGATCCACAGGAAGTCGCGAATGCCAAGGGCAAAACGCTGATAGCTGCGGAACTTCATACCCATCCGGTCGAAGTCGTCATCGGTCGCGGTGTTGACGGACTCCCGCTGCAAGAGCAGGAAGTCTTTCTTGAACCGTGAGCCGGTGATGAACCAATTGGTTGTGGTGCTGAGGAAGCGGCAAGGAACCGGCTTGAGGTTATAGGCCAGAAGCGTGTTCTTGTCGTTGTCCGCAGTTCCAGGCTCCAACTGAGACTTCAGGATTGCCTGGACTTCTTTCTCTTTCGAGGGGTGATAGACCAAGCAATCGGGCTTGTCACTCAGGTAAATTCCAGAGTGAGAAACCGGAGCAGTTTCGAAGTGGTTGACGGCAAGCCAGACATTGTCAAACGTCAGCGAGGCTGGCGCAAGATCATTGTCGTAGCTAGTACCATCGTCCATGGTGTGTACGCCGCAAAGCTCGACACCATCGTACATGGTGTAAGAACTATTGAACGCACGATTGAGAGGAGCGGCCATCGCCTGATCCTTGATGAACGAGTGGGACTCACCAGCGGCGGCACCAGCTTCCTTCATCATGTCGGGCAGATGATAAGCATCCTTCAGGAACTCATGGGAGAACATCGTCGCCAAGGTGAACTTGTTGACGGTGAACGTAGTCGCTGCCTGCTCGCCAAGGTCGGCGTAGAAGATCGACTGGAGTTCCTTGGTCTGACTCGCTGCGGGGAGACCGCTAAACGAGAAGACCTGTTCGGTAGCACGAGACGTGCTTTTGGTTGAGGAAATAGCACCCCAATTCCATGTAACCTGCTCTTCCTTCTGACGGAAGGGGGCCATGTAATCGACGAGGGCTACTGATTTTGCATGTGTATAGGTTGTGTTCATAATTAGCTCCCAACACTCAACTGGAGACCAACTGCGGTCTCAAGGGCGGGAGAGAACCAACCCCAATAAGAAGAATCGCCATCAGCCTCAAGTTCGGGGCCGATATAGATGAACTGTTTGTTTGAAGAGTTAGAGCTATCAACGCGTGACGGCACATTTGCCGAATACGCCTTGATGCCATACGCCTCACCAACCACACAAGTGGTGTCAGACGCCTCAAGATTGCCAGACCCATCCTCTACCTGGATCAACAGAAGATCACCAGGAAGAATGAGAGTGACAGGGATTTGAATATTACCAGAGGTCACTTCGGTCGCGGCTTTACCCGCAAGCCCAAGAATCATTGTGGTCGGCTCAGCATCGGTGATAGCACCGCTGTTGGCATACACAAAATGACCAATGGCAAAAGTCATACTATTTGCTTCGAGATTGGCACCATAGCCCATCTCAGAAACTTGACTGCCACCACGATAGATTTTTGGTTTCCTATCGCTTGTTGGAGACAGAGTAGAAACTGCCATGTTGTTGTTTTCCTAACTAGTTCTTACTGACGGTAAAGGACTCCTCTTCGAGGCCGGATGCGGCATCAGCGATTTCCTGGAGTTCACTAGCATTAGCGTCAGCAGGGCTCGCGCCCACCTGACCCTTATGCTTCTTCCCAGTACGCTCATACATCTCCTCAAAGGAAGCATTTCGATGATCAATAACCCTCTTGCGATAATCAAGAGGCATGATCATGATATAGTTATCATTGTACATGATAACTCCTGTTTCATCAGAAAGACCTAAACCGAGGCCAATGGCCTCGTTAAAGTTTTCGATTTTAAAATGATCTCTCCGCATGTGTACCCATCCAATTGTACGCCATGTCGGGAGATCTGCTTCTGAACAATGTCCTACCTTAAACGGTCGGAGTCCTGGTATATTCCTATGTAACAGGCCTTGCAGGTGTGAAAGCGGATTCCAGCCTTTGGTCCCCGCGTTGCTAATTTCAGAGTCTTCGCGCCACTGTGCTACACTCGGGGCTTCAAACTCAATTGTTTTATCGCGCTTGTCTGTTGGCATAATTTCTCCCTTAGCCAAGCTCAAAGTCGCCCTTTTCAATGGCGACCTTCTTTGCTTCTGTAAACCTAGCCCTAAATCCAGGATCAATCCTCTCACGGAATGCAATAATCTGCTCTTCCTCTTGGGTGATTGGGACACTGGGCTCCATCCCTCCAGAGGAGGTAGGACGCTCTACAACAGCAGTTCCAACGTTCGGTGAGTTGACTGGACTACCAACAACCCCTCGAACGGTTTTAACGGCATTAAGTGCCGCTTGTGCCTGGAGATTTGTCATCCCACCAAGCTCAATAATTCTATCAAAATGACCACCTTTGGTATCATTAACACCGGCTTCAAGAAGGTTATAGAAGGTTTGGTCGACATCCTTCTTAACATTCGGGTTGGAGTTATATGCTTCATCCTGTTGGAATACTTCTGCATACAATCTCTCAACATTGCTCTGAGCCTTTGAGACTCCCTCTCTAGACTTGGCGGTAAGATAATTATTAACTGACCCAGCCGTTTCGGACATGCTTCTAAAAGCAGGGTCAACTCTTTGTTCGAGTGCTTCATTAACAATACTTCCAATGAAGCCTCGCGGATTATTCACAATGGCATTAAGAGCCATGTCTTCCGGCGACATCTGTTGCGGCGGATGTCCCTGTGGCGGCTGTTGTGTAAACTGCTGCGGGGGCGGACCCTGCGGCGGTGGTTGTGGAGCAGCCGTGGGCAACTCAGCACCAGCCTCACGAATCCATCCAGGCGGCGGTGCGTCGGCAACCGGGGGTGCAGCCGGTGCAGCCGGTGGTGCGTCTGGCGCTACCGGATCGAACACGGGCGGTATATCATTGGTCGGGGGCGGTCCCCCACCAATCGGTTCAGGTTTCGGAGCAACACCAAGCGGTTCAGCCGGTGGTACGCTTCCTTGAACTGTGGGATCTACTGGCATCTGTCTAATCCTCCTTCTGTGCTTGCTCTCTCAAGCCAAGCAATTCACGATGTAAAAAATAATACGCCTGCGCTCTGCCTCTTAATTCCTTATCAGATTCAGTTCCTTTCGCTAACCATTTCTTGATTTCAAGATTTCGCTTCATCTCTACCAGCTTACATATTTCTTCCCATTGGGGGTTGAGGGCCATTCTGCGGAGGGCCAGGAGGTCCGGAGACGATTCCAAGCTCAGCTTGAAGCCTTTGGATTTCCTGAACAGCCCCTTGAAGCTGTTGCTGCATTTGCGCCATATTCTGCTGATACTGAACACTTAGGTTTACTCCCTGTAGTAAGTCAGGATTAAGCATTTCTTTGTCTGCGATCTCAAACTCTACCATCATGTTATTGACTGCCTTCTGGTATCCTTTAAGCAGTTCCATTGCAGCCGGGGCTGCTGGGTTATTGATGTCTGCCGCAGCAGAAGCGAGATTCATCATCTCGCTATAAATTGATTGGATCTTTTCAAGTAGGGCAAGCATCTCCTGCTTACGGAGGGATTTGGACATGCTTGCGGATGAGACCTTGGTTTTGATTATGACATCGCGCTCAATACTATGCTTCGGCCAATTAAGCATCTCTTGTGTGAGGGTCTGTCTCCCTTGTTCATCCTCTTGCTCTAGGTAGTAGACGAGTCCTTCGGGGAAGAACTGTCGATAGCGGGACAACATATGGAAGGCGAGAAGGGCCATTTTTCCACGAAATCTCTCCAACTGATCGTACTGAGGCTGTTTTGATTCTTCACTAAGATGGATAGTTCCGGCAGCGGTTGGTCTTTCAACTTGTTCAAATCCAAATGAGTTGGGTGTAAGGGAAGAGACTTCATCTGCACTCCTCTCTAGCTTGTCTTCGAGATCTGGAAGTTGATTGAAGTTCTGAGAGAGCGAAAACTGTTTGGCTTCACCAGCGTCAAAGTTAACTTGGTAGACCCCAGTGCGAAACTCGTTACGCGTGAGAGCCCTTTCAATAGAGGAGTGAGGCGGGACAAAGATAAGCGTTTCATTTGCAAGAGAGGCGGCATCGAGCCTTTGATTGAAGGAGGCGGAATTAGCCACATGGAGAGGTTCCAATGCGAAAGTGAGAGGATCACCGTTGATACTCCCAATGATGTGTTCGTACTCATGCGAAATGAATGGCCGTCTATAGGACTGATAGAAATTATGTACTGCGCGTAAGATCCTTCCGGTCTTAGCCTCGAAGGTAACGATGATTTCATTTTCGTCTTCATTGTCGTCAGTATCCCATTCCAGGTATGCTTCTACAATTTCGAAGTGCCTTGTGTCTGCTGACTCATACTGAGTATTCTTCCCATCGTCAGCGTGGATGATAAGAGGCTCATGCCTATACGCGGGTTCACCAAGACAGTCGGGGAATTTCTCCTCACCATCTTTCTTTTCGTACACACCCTCTCGAATCTTGCGCCTGATTGACACCTTAGACTGAACAGTGCGATGATACACAACATCAGCCTCATCAACAGATCTGGTACCCATCGGCGTAATAAAGTCTTCAAACGGGATGGTCTCGGGGAACGCACCAGCGCGAACCTCAACCTTGTCTTTGATTTCTACAAAGTACTTTGTCTCTCCGGTATCAAACTCTCTCTTCTCAACTTTAAACCCAGGATCGTTTTCAAATGCAAAGTAATCTTCAGGCGGGATCTCTTCCCAATAGACAAACTTCTCAAACTCAGATACGAACGGAGTTTTGATCACCCCAAACGGGAACACCTGGAACTGTTTAATCCAGTCACCAAGGAACTCACGAAGATCAAACTGGGCGCAGATGAAGTCAAGAGCCTGTTCAACCTCACGGGCTAGATTAACGGCTCGCTCAGTAGCAGTCCTGGGAGAACTAGCATACACCAAGTCCTGAGACAAGATGGGGTTCTTCAACCTAGAACTGTTTTGAATTAGCCTCTTCTTTGTGAGGGGGATGTCAATGTTGGAATCACCGGGTCTAGCATCATCACGGCTACGCCTGGAGTTAGCCTGCTGAAGCCAGAGCTTTGCCTTCTTCATTAGAGGCTCGCGGTCGCTCTTTGCCTTCGCGTATTCTTCAGTGAGATACTTACGAAGCTTATCCTTTTGATCGCCCTTAAAGACAATCTTGCGAACGATATCTCGTTCGCCCTCGATCTTATACATCAGTTCTCCTGGTGAACTTCACGCGGTCGGGGCGTCCGCTTTTATTGCGGAAAACCTCACCCTTCTCAATTCTATAATAATCCATGAATACTTCAAAGGCCTGTCGAACATTAGGCGGCATCTCTGCTGCCTTTACCACTCGCTCCTCAATCACTTCGATCTGCTGGGCTCCAGGGTATCGGTACGCCATAAAGGTACCAACTCTGTCGCTGCCATGCCAATCCTCAATCATCTGTTTTACTTCTTCTAGGGTTCTCATACAAGCATCCTTTCTAGTTAACCACCAAAAGCTTTATTGCTTCGATGTTCTCTTTCCCAAATTTCCCACTCAAGAGATCCTACTGGATACGGATTCTCAGTCTCCGTCGCAGTAGGTGTAGCAGCAACGGTTGGGGCAGGCGTAGGTTCCCCTGGCGGCGGACGATCTACTCCTTCTCTCCAGCCCTTTGTCTTATTCAAAACATCATCAAGACCATACTCGCCCTCTGGAATTTTAGCAATATCATAAAGAATACCCCTGATGGCTTCTGCCGCTTCAGGGCTAATTTCAGGGTTATCCATTGGATCCGGCCACGCATCACCAGAAGACTTATCGCGCTCATAGAATGGCTGAAACCATTTCTGAATTTCGGGATCAGATATTTTATATCTACTACCTT